TCGGCTGGTACAGCTGGTTCATATTTAGTGAACGCAAACACAATGGCATCAGGATCTTTCAAGGTCACTGTTGCTAACGTATCTGCTGGCTCATTAAGTGAAGCGATTGTAATTAACTTTGTTGCTCTTAAGGGTGCTTCAAGTTAATGGGTATGTACGCTTTTAGGCGTATGAGGGAACAGAACGAAGCTGCTCAAAAGGCGGCTTCAGTTTCCACATCAAAGCCAAAACCAAAACGCAAGTCTCAAAAGGTATCTGTTAATGGCAATCACAATAGTAGCGACAGTCGGTAGTGCGACAGCTAATAGTTATGTCACTTTGGCTGAGGCTAATTCTTTTGTAGAAGGGCTTACTCAGTCTGATGATGTAGTTGCATGGGGAAATAGCACTGATGATGAAAAAAATCGTGCATTATTTTCAAGCACTAGAAGAATTGATCGTGAGAAGTTTTTAGGAGCAAAGGCATCTGACACACAGGCAAGGCAATGGCCACGCAGCGGGGTTCGTGTTCCTGACCAATACACAAATCTTTATGGTCTATCTTTCCCTAACAGGATTCTTGCAGACTATTACACAGACACTGAGATCCCACCAGAAGTTCAAGATGCACAAATCGAACTTGCAGTTTATTTGAACAACAACAAAGATGGTATCGGCTTGAGTGGTTTAGAGGACTTTGCAGCTATGAGTATTGGAAATATAAACGTAACTCCAAATTTTTATGGAAGAGTTGGAGTTGATCGAATACCACCTATCATTGACCAGTATTTAAAAGGTCTTAGAATAGGGGGAAGTGCTAATCTATCAATCAAGAGGTCTTAAAAATGGCATACGAATATCCAGCAGCAATTATCATCACAGATACCAATGCTCATACTGGAAGGTTTGGAAAAGTTCATTGCCTTACAGATGCCAGTGCTACTTTTGTTGCTGAAAACATAACTGAAAACGGTTCTTCAACAATTGCTGGTATTACTATGAAGGCTTCATCTGAAGTTTGTGGTGTCATTACAAGTATCACTCTTGCAAGTGGGCAAGTCATTGCTTATTACTTATGAGCATTGCATCAGCACTTAAGAAGGCAGCTTCAGCAGCAATCAAAGCAACTGGTGGAGCTATAACATATAGAAGAGTGACGACTGGAATATACAACCCCACTACAGGTTCTATGAGTGAGGTCAAAACAGATGTCAGTATAAAAGGTGTCGTGAGCAATGTAACAAGGTCTGAGGTTACTGACCTAGTTTCTAGTCAAGATAAACGACTAACCATATCTGCGGGTGATATTACTTTTACTCCTACTACATTTGATCGGGTTGTTATAAGTGGCACAGAGTATAAAGTAGTTCAGATCAATACAAATGAACAAAATAATACAGCTATAAGTTTTGATATTTTCTTGAGGTAGTCATGGCCAGACAGATCAGAGTAGATCAAATTGACGATTTTTTTGAAGAACTTGTTGTTGATCTTGTTCAAGCCACTACTCTTGAATGGACTAAAAGAGTTAAGAAAGCAACACCAGTGAGAATAGTTTATAAAGGGGAACCAAAAGGAGGTGGCCAACTTAGGGCTGCATGGCAAACAAAGATTGAAAAATTTAAAGGTGAAGTCACAAATAATCTTGTATATGCAGAACCTGTATGCTTTGGTGTAAACCTACCACCATCATGGGGTGGTGTTTATAGAACAAGACAAAATACTGTTGCTGGCTTTCCTGAGCTTATTGGAAAAGAGTTGGAGCAATATGTCATGCAACAACTTAGGAGGGGTATTTGATGGCAGCTACAGATTTAAATACAGTAAGAGGTACTATTGAAAAAAGGTTAAATGAAGAATTTAGGACAGGGCCATCAATTCCCTTAGTTTTCAACAATGTTCCTTTTGATGCCTCAACTGTTGATAAATATATTCAATGCATTACCAGCTTTGGATCAAGTCAATACCTTACACAAGGATCTGATACCAATTCAACAAATCTTGTTGTGGGTCTTATTACTTTTAATATTTATACAGAACAAGGATTAGGGGCCAAAGCTAATTTTGATATATGCACAAGATTGAGAAATTTATTTAACAGGATAACTGTTTCAGATGTACGATTTGATCCACCAGTCGGGCCTGAGATATTTCAATCTAGTCCAGAAGGTAAATTTCAAACACAAATTAGAATAACATTTGAATTATATGAGGCACTTGTATCATGATTGAAGTCACAGAAGAAATGCTTGACGCTATTGAAGCTGTAAAAGGCAGAAGAGATCCAAAGTACTGGGATCCGAAATGCAGACGATATTTAGAAAGTAAAAAAACAAAAGCTGTAAAAAAACCAAAAAAGAGTTAATATATTTATAAATCTTACATTTTATTGTTATGGCTGCTGTAAAAGGTGATGTTGGGCAAGTCAAATTTGATGATGGCGGCTCCTCAGTTGGCGTTGTTGCGGGAACTAGAGAGTGGTCAATAACCATTACAAAAGACACTCAAGAAACAACTGTACAAGGTGACACTTTTAAATCTTTTGTTGGTGGATTAATCGAAGCTGAAGGCACTGCTGTTCTCCAGTATGACAACTCTGCCTCTGGTGAGACTGCAACTTTCATGGACGGTATTTTAACTACAGGCGACCCAGCAACGGCTACATTTGAGCTTTTACCTGATAGTGGTGCGGCAACAAAAAAAATTAGTTTTGCTGGTCTAATTACAAACTTTGAGCAAGGTTCAGCTTTAGGTGATGTAAGTACAATAAACATTACATTTAAGCCATCTGGCGCAATAACATCAGCAGTCTAAAAGTAAAATTCTTCGCAATTATTTATGGCAACACAAAGATCCGCAGACGTACTTCTTGGGGCTTTTCAAGATGAAATGGTCACAAGAAGAAAATTTGATGTAAAAAACTCAAAAAATGAAGTCATTATGAGTTTATACTTCAGACCTATTACAAGATATGCAAGAGTAAAAGCACAACAATTATCTGGCCCAAATGCAGATGCTTTAGTTGTATCAACTCAACTTCTTTGTCAAATGGCAGAAAAAGAAGATGGCTCACTTGCTTTTGATATGTCAGATGCCCCTATGCTACAAAGACAGCTTCCAGAAAAAGTATTAAATGAGCTTGAGTTATTTTTAAATGAAATTGAATTAGATATTGATACAGCAAAAAAAGAATAGTTGGGGATAGCTGGTTAAGATTTGAGTTTTTCCTAGCAACAGAACTCGGTAAGACAGTGCAAGAACTCAGAATGAATATGACTGAGGCAGAGCTTATCTATTGGGCTGGATATTATGAAGTAAAAACAGAAGAAGAAAAAAAAGCGTTGCAACGACAAAAACGCAATTCAAGGTAATATAGAGTAAAGGTTTTTTTTATTTGTGGCAGAAGCAGTCGTTAGATTAAGAGTTGATGCCAGCGGTGCGACTAGGGCATTAAATGATGTAGATAATAAGACTAATAGATTACAGAAATCATTTGGTGGCTTACAAAGAGCTATCGCTGGTGTTGGCTTAACTGTTTTAGCAAGACAGGCAATAAACACATCAGCTAACTTTCAAAAGTTAAATGTAAGATTAGGATTATTAACAAAAACCACTGGAACTTTTGCAAGATCACAAGAAATAGCGGCAGAGGCACAGAAATCATTTGGCCTAAGTGCAACAGAAGCACTTGACGGAATTACAAATATTACTGCACGTTTAGCACCACTCGGTGTCGGTGTAGAAGACATAAGAACAACATTTATAGGTTTTAACACTGCCGCAAAATTGGCTGGTGCATCTACTATGGAAGCATCAAACGCATTTCGACAGTTAGCACAGGCGTTAGGTTCTGGGCGTTTACAAGGTGATGAATTTAGAAGTATTGCAGAGCAAGTTCCGACTCTTTTAGCACCAATAGCAAAAGAACTTGGTACTACAGTAGGTGGTTTAAAGAAATTTGCCTCTCAAGGTAAATTGACAAGTGATGTAGTAATTAGAGCTTTGAAAAAAGTTGAGGTTGAAGGTGCGGCCTCACTTAAAGAATTATTAAAAAATGATCCTACTCAAGTATTTAAAGATTTAGGAAATGAAGCGGAAAACTTATCAAGAGCATTTGGAGATTTGTTATCACCCGCTGTCTTGCCTGTAATCAGAGGAATAACAAACTTAACTGCGTCAATAACGGCATTTTTTAATTCACCAATAGGATCAACTGCCGCAATATTTACAGGAATTGCTTTGGCAGCAAAAGGAGTTGCGGTTGCGTTACCGATTGCTGCAAGTGCAATAGCTTTAGTAAATACAAAAGTAGTTATATTAACCTCTTCATTGATGGGTCTAAAAATTGCCTTAGCTGGTCTTGGTATTGGTGCGTTATTGCTAGTAGTTGGTGGATTAACAACAGCATTTATAAAAAATAAAAAAGCAGCTGAAGAAAATGCTGAAGGTATTAAAAAATTTAATGAGCAATTAGGCATAACAGTTGAAGAAGGGGACGAGGTAACAAAAATTATTGAAGAAATAACAAAAAAACAAAGAGAATTAAATAGAGAAAGAATTAGGCCAGCATCAACTAATAGAATTAAAGGCGAAATAAAAGAATTAGAAGCACAACAAAAAATATTAGAGGGTGTAAAAGAAAGAAACAAAGAGGAAGCAAAAAATAAAAAATTCAATGATATTACAATTCGATTATTAAAAGAACAAAATAAACTGGAAGAAAAGCTTACTGGAAAAACAGATGAACAAATAACACTAGAACAAAAAATTCTTGATATTAAAAAGGAATTTGATCCTATAGACGCAGAACAATTAATAAAACTTTTAGAGAAAAACGAAAAATTAAAAGATAGTGTTGAATTGATGGAAGAGGAAAAAAAGAAAGCAGAGGAACTTAAGGAAAAATTTGCTGCTGTAGGTGAAGAAATTGAAAGCAGTATAAAAAGTAATTTAAGAGACTCTATAACAGGAGCTAAATCATTTGGAGAGGCTATGACAAATGTATTAAATAAAATTAGGGACAAGATTATTGACTCACAGATTGACAAAATGCTTAGTGGTTTTAGTGATAACTTTAAAAAAGATGGAAGTGGTAAAGGTTTAGGAGGATTTTTAGGCGGTATCATAGGAGGTCTATTTGCTGACGGTGGTAGGCCGCCAGTAGGCAAAGCATCTATCGTTGGTGAACGTGGGCCAGAATTATTTGTTCCAAAAGTTGCTGGTACAATTATCCCTAACAACAAACTTGATGGAGGTGACAATACTACAAATATTGTTAACGTAT